GAAACGCAACGACCAAAATATGATAAACCAATTTAAGAAAACATTTGGTAATCCTGACGAAGTTGTGATTTGTATAGGCGATTGGGAACAACGAAAACAAATGAAATACAAAGAACCCACACTGGGAAAAGGAATGAGAACCTTGTTTCGTAAGAATAATTACCAAGTGTTTTTGGTAGATGAGTTTAGAACCAGTTGTAAATGTTCTAATTGTGATGGTGGAGTGTGTGAGAAGTTTAGGGTGCGGAAGCATCCAAATAAAAAGAAAGATGAATTACGGTTAATTCACGGACTACTACGCTGTAAGAGCGGTTGTGGGTTGTGGAATAGAGACCGTAATGGTTCATCAAACATCTACAAGATAGCAAAGAATGCGATAAATAAATTAGAGCGTCCAAGTTATTTATGTAGGGAAACGAAAAGTAATCAAGCGCTTTTACCGAGTTGCTACAAACAAACTTTACAAGGGAATGAAAAGTCCCAACTTTGTTTTTTTTGAGTGGATTTTGTTCCATTTAAAATATTCAAAGGTGTAAAATACATCAATAAATCAAAAGCAAACGCATTATAGATACTCAAAATGAATTCCCAACAATCGAACACCTATGTTAGAAAAGTGGGTTGCGCTGTGTGTAAAGATGCACGCAGACCAGAATCTATGTGGTCTTCGCATCACGTCAAAGACAAAGACCCCAGTGGCAATACATTGTGTCCCACTCTACTGTCTTACACGTGTAGGCAGTGTAAAAAAACCGGACATACCATTAAATATTGCCCTGAAAACAAACAAAACAAAATGAGTAACAAATGTAAAGAATGTGGAAAACTAGGTCATTTTTCGGAGGAATGTTTGACAGGGCTTCTTATCAAACAAAAGAAACCAGAGCCGAAGCCCACACCTCCTCCAGTAGTAACATCGTGGAGTTCTGTTGTTCGTCCATCGTCGCCAGTTGAACCGCCACCGGATAGAATACAAATGAGAGACCAGTATAGTCGCAAAATGAGACACAAGATGAAGTTGAGAATTGCGGAGAACAATCGCGCGTGCTACAAGGGAACAGGCGGACTAACCAAAGACGACATCTTAGAATACGATACAGATGAGGATACAGATTGTGATTATGACAGCGACTATGATGATTTATTGTACTAGCTAAACAATAAAAACAATAAAAACAATAAAAATAATAAAAATAAAAAAAATGGTGTATACAAATTGTACATATTTACACCATTTTTTTTCTCGTCTTTCAGTTTTTCTTTTTTACTCCGTTGATCGATCATTCATTTATTCTAAAGATAATATCTTTAAATAATTGTGTCCATTCATCTTCGTTGTTTTCGTGAATCATGAGATTTTTTACCCGAACGCGTTTGTTTTTTTCGACGACTCATTCTTCTTGTTCTTGTTTTTCTTCTTCTTCCACCACTACGAGGTGGTAGTTTATTGAATTGTTCAAACATTTTTTTATTTTCAAACATGTATTTATCTGCATTTTTTAAATCATTCGCTTTTTCTGCTGCCTTTTCAGCCACTTGCATATTTGTCATTTTTTGCATATTCAAAAAATCATCACCATATATATTCATGTCGTTTACAGAAGCATTCTGTTGATTTCTTAGTTTACCAAGAGCAGTAGTAGGTTCGGTCATTGCCATAATACTATACTATATACAACTATAAAAATTAGGACTTGCCGCCGTCTGGACGGCTACGGCTAAATGACGGCTATAACCGCGGCCGCGGCGACGCCCTGGGATAAAAATACATACTACAATCAAAAACATTATGTAAGTTAGGTCGCATACATCAATCCGCAATTTCCACCCACAAAAGTAATCATATTGATTCTCTCTTCAAACACCGTTAAATTGAAATTATAGTCGTAGATTCGCCACGTCGGTTTATTCACGCCAATGACATTCCCTGTTTGCGGGTCGCAGATGGATAGAGATTGTGCCATCGGATCGAGTGGCGGAACAACAGTAACGGTCTCAAGTTCGACATTGGTGAATCGGTTCATATTCATCGCCCCACTCGGTTGTAAATCATATGGCGACGTGTTTAAACAAAAATTGTAGACGTAGAGTCCATCGGGTCCGTTTCCACGAGTGCGCGCATACTTTTCGATATAATTGAATACGCCTGAAGGCTGAACATTTTCGCGGTAAATCCCGTCCAGCAATATTCCAGTGGATACCATGATATTTTTCACGTTCTCGAAATTGTATTCCCCAGTAATCATCCATCCCGTCAATCTTCCATCCGTATTCACTCCGGGACCGATAAACGTATCCACTCCATTTCGATTCACAAGGATGTTTCCGTCCGTAGGGGCTTGAACCAAGTCGTTGGGAATGTAGCGATACGGCCAATTTGTGTAATTCGACCATTCGTTGCGCAGATTCGCATCGCTGCGCTGAAAATAAAAGAGCCAACTGGAAACCATTCCCAGCGAGTTTAAATCCGATTTGTTTGAACCTGTTACGTTGTAAAACGTTTGTTCGCGCACTTGTTTAAACATGTACTTTTGTTCTTGGGCAGAAAATACCCGCACCTCGTCGTTCGACAAGAATCCATACGTGCAGTTCAAATGAATGTCGGCATTCCACAAGGTTCGCGTATCTGTATACGACGCCGTCCCCAATTCCACATCGGGAGGTGTTTGTAAAAATCGATAGAATTGCATGTAATACTGATTGAAATTGGCTGCGACATATGGAAAATTATTAGCGGTGTCGTATACATCACGAATCTGAAAGAGTTCTTGAATTGGACGCATAGTGATGTTAACGTGTAATTCGTTGTATTGTAGTGCTGTTAGAGGAAATGCCATCTGGCTTTTCAATGAAAACCACGAGTTTAACGGAATATACAATGTGCGTCCGCGAATAGACGGTTCTGCTCCAATGGTTGTATTGGGAGTATAATACGCATTGGGATACGAATTAACACGTGTTCCCGCATTTCCCGGATCGACAAGTTCGGGAACATGTCCCACCATTTTCTCAAAAAGCGCGCGCTTATCCGCCGAAAAATCGCGCTGGACGGCGGCGAGTAAATATTCCCCCGAAAATTCCTGAATGGTTTGGTTTCCACACGTTATATTGATTTTCGAAATCATTTGAGCGCCTATATACTCAATCCACTTGAACTCGTATGGAATCCATTGTTCACCATTGGTATCAGATGGCGGGACAATGGGACTCCAAATGGACGGTAGTTCAACGGATACATAACAATCCATCAGTAAATCGGCATATCGTGGAATCTTGAAGGTGAATAGTGATTCTTCAGACAATCGCAGTGTTTTCGCGCCTTCGAAATCCACCCGGAATTTCTGTAATCCGAAATTGGTATACTTGGAATACACTGATTTGAAAAATGTTTTTGACGGATTTCCGTTTAGTATAACGTTCTGTTGTCCCTCGGACATCAACTGCATTAATCCTCCTGGCATTCTATTCTTATTTATTGATTCTGTTCTTATTTATCGATTCTGTTGTTGTTGTTGTTTATGGTATGATATACTTGTATACTTGTATACTTGTCATATTATTATTCTAAATTGATTTTCCCCTTCTTACTATCTCATTTTCTTTTTAGTCCATTACCCATTTCGAATTATTAGTTTTACACACATCATCATCATCATCATCATCATCAGCCTCATCAGCATCAGAATCAGCCTCATCAGCATCAGAATCAGCCTCATCAGCATCAGAATCAGCCTCATCAAAATCAGCCTCATCAGCATCATCATCAGCCTCATCAGAATCAGCCTCATCAGCATCAGCCTCAGCCTTAGCCTTAGCCTCAGCATCAGCCTCAGCATCAGCCTCAGCAACATCAGCAACATACAAAATCTTTGTATTTTTTTCATTTATCAAAAATACATCTTTTTCAATGATTGATACTTCGTCTTCTTCTCTCGGTGTATGATTTGATTGATACGTAATTATTGTTTCTGTTGAATCAATTGAAAAACTATGTTTATCGATAAACAACAAATCTAAAAACCGTGCGGTTGTTATAGTTGAATCGTTGTCCCTCACATTTTTGTTTTTATACATAATTATCAACTCTTCAATTTTATCAACGGTAATAGAGCGTTCTGGGTTTTTTATCATATGGCGTTGCATACACCCATATACATCACTAAACCATGTTGAAAACAGACCAACAGTAGACAATGATGTTGGACGACGCGCAACAACGTTTGTAATCGGTAATACAGGATCACCTACATGTGTTGTAGTTAGAATGAATGGTTTGACTTCATGATTTGCTAAATCTTCACGACGTTGAAAACAAACGACTTCTGAAAATACATTGTCATATTGACAATCGTCTTTCATACGTATGTATATATGTATGTATATGTATGTATATGTATATAACATATACATATAGTAAAAAATCGCAATAATTTCCCAAGATTACAAAATATTCGCGGGTGTAAATACTATAATTGTATCCGAATAACATAACGAATATTGTGGATTGATGAGCATTTCGTCCATCATTTGTTTAGTGGTTATCTTCACACAATCATTATTTTTATTGTATTCGTCGACAATAAGCGTAATGAATTGTATACAAACTCGATTATCGTTTTGAATCATTGCTTTGTGAATGGAATCAAGTATTTGTTTATACCACTCGGGTTTTATAGAGTGGCGATGATGTCGTCGATGCACTACATGCGACATCTGTCTTGGCATAACGCATTTTTCAGTATTTTCATCAGATTCATGACTTATTATATCTGGTTGAAGTAGAGAAAGACATTGTTTAGTATGTGCCATAGAGTTTTTCAACAGTTTCAACCTTGTTTTTTAGTTGGTAAAAAATAGTGTTGTATATATTTTTAGTTGGTAAATATATATATATATATATATATAATATACCGACCGAAAAGAAAAATGAGACAAAACAAGTATATGAGTAATCTTTATGTTTTTATGTAAAAAATATAAAGATTTTTATGTATGTTATATAGATGACTTCACAAGAAGAAGAAATAAAACAACTTAAGCAAAAAAATATTGAATTAGAAG